CGTGGTCCAGATGATGTCGATGGTGTTGGCAGCCTCGTCGAACGAGCCCGCGCGCACCTCGACGGCCCGCGTCTCCTGCGGGAGCTTCAGGGTCACCGTCATGTTGGGATCCTTCAGGCCTCGGCGGGAGGCTTCTGGGCTTTGGCGTCGTCGCCCTGGGCGATGCCGGCCTGCGACACGCGCCGGGGGTCGATGTCGAGGACGAGGCCGCCAGGCTGCTTGTCGAGCATCTGGAAGAAAGCGGTCGTGTCGGCGATGACCTTGCGCCAGTCCTGGCCCCAGGCGCCGATGAACTCCTGCGGGGTCATCCGACCGGACCGGACCGCGAGGATGTCGGCTTCCAGCGCCTTGCGGGCGTCGATCGGCTCGACCGCCGGGAGGATGTAGTTCCAGCGGTAGCCCTGCTTCCGGGCTTTCAGCTGGCCGGCCATGATGGCCGCGTCGGTGAACCACCCGGTCACACGGCGCATCATCTGCGGGACCAGGATGTGTTCCTGGGTCTGCTCGCACAGCCGCCGGCGATGGATGTCGCCGGCGTTCAGGCTCGAATAGTTGGCCTGGCGCAGATCCCCGGTCACCTGGTCGTAGGTGAGCCCGGCGCCGGCGGCCATGCCCATCATCGTGGTGATCCAGACCTGCTCGTACTGCCCGCCGCTGGAGGGCTGTCCGAACGTGATCTCCTCACCCTCCTGGAGGTAGGTGAGCGTGCCGGGCCGCATCGTCTCGATGCGCTTGCCGTCCTTCGTCTGGCCGAGCGGGTTGCCCTGATCCTTGCGGGTGACGAAGCCCGCGAACGAGGCCTCGACCCGCTGCTTGACCACCATCGCGTCGACGACGTCGGTGAGGTCGCGCGCGTTCATCAGCACCGGCGCCAGCACCGGGACGCCGCGGACCTGGCCGGCCCGCGTCGGACGGTAGAGGTGGATCGCGTCCGCGTAGTCCACGAACTGCGAGGCGTAGGGCGCCCCGTGGAAGGTGAAGTCGCCGGGGTGCTGGGCGTGAAGCCAGTAGCCGAGGCGGCGATCGAACTGGCCGAGCCCGACGCCGAGCCGGGTCATCTTCTGCTCGAAGATCCCCTGGTCACGGGCGGCGTCGATGAAGTCGCCTTCCAGCAGCTGCAGCTTCAGCGGCACCCGCTCGCCGCTGTCCATCCGGAGCGGGATCTTTCGGAGGATGCAGTCGCCGCCCTCCAGCATGCTCCGGACCGACAGGGCCTGCTGGCCGCCGAAGCAGTTCACCCCCTCGATGTCCGAGCTGGCGCACCACTCTTCGTACATCTCCTTGAGGGGCTTATCGATCCTGTCGGAACCGTTGTCCGGCACGGCGTTGATGCCGGTTCCGATCAGGTGACCGACATGGATGTCGACGATGCGCGCCCCGGCGCTGGTGTTGCGTACGAGGTCGCGCGAGCGGTCCCGCAGGCGGGCGAGCGCCGAACCGATCTCGACATTGGCCGAGGTCGCGCCGGCCGTGAACGACGCGCCGCGCCGTCCGGCCCGGGCGCCGTCATAGGCGCGGCTGCCGTCGAGGTTGTCCAGGGTCGCCAGGGCCCGGGCACGGCTCATCGCCGCCCCGGGCGCGACCCAGGCGAGGGCCTTCAGCGCGAGGGACATCGGATCAGTCCCGCGTGTATTCGACGAAGGTCTGGCGGGGCGCCGGATCGACGCCGCCGGCGAGCGCGGCCAGGATCTCCCGGCGGATCGACCACATGTCGGTGATCGACCGGTAGGTGACCTCGCGGTTGTCGGCGAACCTCACCTTCGTGGCCCCGGTGGCGATCGCCTTGTCGAGGTTGGTCAGGTCGGCTTGGGTCCAGTTGTTCATCAGCTGAACCAGCCTTCCGTGCGATCGTCATAGGAGTCGCCCGCGTACGATTGTTCGGCGGGCGGCGGTGGTGGCGATGGCAGCGCCGACGCTGGTGGCGGTCCCGGATCGTGCGCCCTCGCCCGGGTCATCGCGGCCGGACCGGTGCGTGCCGGCGGTGGGGCGTCATCCCTCAGCCGCTCCAGGCCGATCATCTTGGCCGCCGCGTAGGCCAGGGCCTCGGCGTCGAGGTAGTGGTTGTGTCGCGAGCGGCGCATCCACGTCACACCGCCACCGGGCTTCCGGACGCGGGCCTCGGAGACGAGGTGGCGGCAATAATCGTCGCTCGCCTCCTCCGGGATGTGCCAGCCGCCGGGCTGATCCTCCGGCCAGCGGATCCGGGCGTGCAGCCAGGATTTCAGGACGTCGGTATCGAGGCGCACGAGGTCGAGGCCGTAGCTCGGCGCGCCGCCGATCGGCTTTACGTCGATCTTGTTGACCGAGATCGGCACCGAGCGGGTCGCGTAGCCCTTGCAGGGGTAGACGAAGCGCGCGTGGCGGCGGCAGAACTCGTAGACCTTGTTGTCGTCGCCGGCGTCCTTCTTGCCGGGTCGGAAGCCGGCATCGACGAACACGCGCCGGACCGGGATGCCGCAGAACTCGCTCTCGATCAGGTCGGTGAGCTCGAGCCAGATGTCGTCGAGCCGGGTGTCGTGGTGCTGGCCGAAGATCTCACCGTGCTCGATCAGCCAGGACTCGCTGCGCAAGCCCCAGCCGCGGATCACGTAGACGAGGCGATCCTTCTGGACGTCGACGCCCACGGTGATGAACAGCACCCCGTCCGGCACTTCCCGGAAGCGATAGGGCAGTCGACGCGCGGCGACGTCCTCCCAGACCGGCGCATCGCCGCCCGAGGGCATCCACAGCTCGCCGAAGGCGGCATTGGTGACCGTCTGAACCTTCTCCGGATCGCCGGACTGGACAGCCTCGACGTAACGGGCGGCGCGGTCGCCGAAGCTCTGGAACGGCGAGCACAGGCCCGAGACCCACAAAGACCAGGTGTCGCTGACCGGCGGCTCCCCGACGGGGTTGCCCGCCTCGTCCAGGGACTGCCCCGGGGCGACCTCGATGCCGGACGCGCAGAGCGCCTCTTTGTGCTCATCCGTCAGAACACAGCCGTGGTTCGGGCACACCAAGTGCGCCGTCTCGCGAGCCTTGGCCGGGGTCGTCTTCGCCTCGTCGTCCTTGTGCTCGTACCCGAGACACGACAGGCGCGGAACGAACCGCTCCTCGCAGTGTGGGCAGCGCCACGTCCAGTGGTGGCGGGTGCCGGACTGCCAGAATTTCCAGATGGTCGACTCGATGTCGTCGGCCGCCTGGACCTTCCAGAACTCCAGTCCCGAGACCGGATCGACCTCGACCTCCTTCGGTCCGCGCGAGGTCGTGGAGACCATCGCGTGCACGAAGTCGGCGTGCGTGTCGCCGCGCGCGTCGATCAACCCGACCGGATCGCCCTGACCCTTCAGGTTGGCCATCAGCTCGTCGGCCTCGTCCGTCAGCGCCAGGGAGGCGGGGTCGGACTTCAGTGCGGTCGACGAGCCCGCGTGGGCGAGCCGAAGCGGCACGCCGGCGATGACCTTGCGGGTTTTGGTCATCCGCTTGCCGCGAGCGACCTTGGCGGCGAGTTTGGGAGCCTCGTCGAGCAGCGCCATGACGCGCGGTTCCCACTGCTCCGTGATGAACTGCTTGTTCGGTCCGATGTAGAGGATCGGAGCCGGCTGCTGATCGAGCCGCTGGCCGATGATGTCGAGCAGCGTCTCGGACTTCCCGCTCTGCGCGGACACCACGTAGACGCAGCGCCTGTGGCGCCGCCGCGCGACCGCGCGGCCGAAGGGGACGCTGTAGGGGGTCAGGTACGGGTTGCGCTTGCCGGGATAGCCCGAGCTCGGCGGGTACTCCCGGTTGTTCGCCCCCCACTCGTCAGGCGTCGTCCTCTTCGTCGGGAGGATCAGTGTCGAGGTCCGCTCGTAGAGCTTGACCGCATTTCTGGATGCGGCCAGCCACGGTCTTGAGGGCATCGTCGATCTCGGCTTGCAGGCGCTCGCGCTCGTCGAGATCCCGCGTGAAGCGAGCGGGGACGTTGTTCATCTGCAGGACGATCGCGCCGGCGACCTGGTCCATGGCGAAGATCGCGTCCGCGAGCGGAACAAGCTCACGCTCCTCACGAGCCAGCTTCAACTCCTCGCGTCGGGCCTTGATCTCCTTCAGACGATCGCCGCCGTTGGCTTCGCCCTTCGAGGTGCGGCGGATTTCGCTTTGAACCTTGTGCTCGACGAAGGCCTGCACGCACTCGGGCAGCAGCCACTCGCCGTGACTGAGTTTGCGCAGGACCCCTGATCCCGCCAGCTGCTGCACCCGACGGGCCGACACGCCCAGGATCTCGGCCAGATCCGCCGTCGAGACCTCCACAGCACCCTCCGAAAGCGAAACCGAAATCGCGTTTTTCAAACCCGAAATACGCGCAGAACCCGGGGTCTCCCGCCCGCATGGGGGTCGGACCCTGGGAAGGACCCATTGCCCCTCGGGGGCGGGCATGGTCACCCGCTGAGGATGCGCCCGAGCTCGTGCTCGAGGCGGGCGGGCAGGTCTGCCGCCGCCATGCTGTTGAAGGCCGCCGCCGACGCGCCCTGGACCATCTCGGTCGGGATGAAAAGACCGGAGCGAACCACCGTGAAGCGGTCCATGCGCCTAGTCTGCGACCCCGCTCTCATGCTGCCGGTGACGCTGCCGGCCCGCTCGAACACCTGGCCGTTCCAGTTCGACTTCACCACCCGGTGCGGCCACCAGCCCGCCTTCATGAAGCTGCCCTGCCAGACGGACCGGACGTTCCATGGCGCCGCGCTGACCCCGGCGCGCGTCTCGCGGGCGCCGAAGTGCTTCAGTCGGATGTTCCCTCCGTGCGACTTAATCGTGTAGGTCAGCGCCCCCGCGCTCGCCTTGTTCTCTCGCAATGCCTTGACGATGGTCCTGCGCTTCAGCCCCGTCTGCGGGACGAGCGCGCGCACCATCTGGGTCTTGGCCTTGGCGCCGGTGTGGTTGATGGCGCGGGCGAGGGCGAGCGGCGCGCCCTTGCCGGCAGCGCCGATCTGATTACCGAGGCGAGCGAGCGCCGAGGCGTCCAGGGTGACGAACAGGCTGCCGCTCATCACCTACCATGCGCCGGGCCATGGCCTCGACGTCCTCGATCGTGGTGCGACCCATGAAGCCGGCGGCGGTTCGAACGCCGGCGAGATCGCCCCGGGCCGCGGCGCGCAGGCCCTGGCCGATGGCGGTACGGCGCTCGCTGCAGCGGCAGCTCATGTCAGGGGCTGATGATCGGAGGGGCACGGAACGCTTGATGCTGCATGCGGGTGTCCGCGTGCCGCGGGCGCTCGATCGTCAGATCCGTGCAGTCGTCGAGGACGAGGACGGAGACGTCGCGCACCCCATGGGCGCGGCAGAGCTCCAGGAGCTCGTCCTGCCACTTCTCGGCGGTGGCGGCCTGGAGTTTGGCGCGGGTGCGCAGGACCAGGATGTCACCGTTCTCGACGTCTAGACGGGACAGCTGGCGGTCGATTTCTTCGGCCAAGGGGGTCACCGGACGATGCGGGCGTGCGCGCCCTGGCGATTGACGTGGGTCACGGCGCCGTCCGTCACGAAGACGTACTCGACCTTGCCCGAATAGACCTGGTTGTTGAGCAGGTAGCTCACGTTCGAGGGCCACCAGCGCTTGCCCTTCGGCGAGGGCACGCCGTCGGCGTTCAAGCCGTCGGCGATCGCTTTCAGGGTCCGGCCGGCGCCGTTCTCGTCGAAGATCCGGCGCACGATCGGCGCGCGCTCGACATCGATGAGCAGGCCGCCCTTCCCATCCGACAGATAGCCGTAGGGGATGACGCCGCCGGCGAACCCGCCGCGGCCGGCCTTCTGCATTCGGCCGCCCTTGGTGCGCTCGATGATCACCGACCGCTCCTGCTCGGCCATGGCCGAGAGGACGCCGAAGATCAGCTTGCCCGAGGGCGAGCCCGTGTCGATCGCCTCAGTGACCGAGCGGATCGTCACGCCGTGGTCCGTGTCGAGCTCGGCCGACGTGGTTACGGCAAGCGCGATGTTGCGAGCCAGCCGGTCGAAGCGCTTCACCAGGAGGACGCTGAAGCGCCGCTCCACGGCGAGCTGCAGGACCTGGCTGAAGCCTGGTCGCTCGGCCGGCTTCACCGTACCAGAGACGCCGGGGTCGGCCAGGACCTGGACGAGGTCGAGACCGACGGCCGTGGCGTAGGCGCGGATCGCCTGCTCCTGTTCGGGCAGACTGTTGCCGCGCTGAGCCTGCTCGTCGGTCGACACCCGGAGGTAGCCGACGGCGAGCGCCCGGACCTCCTCGCGTTGGGCCGTTTGGACGGCATTCCTACGCAGGGCGAGCCTGGCGCGGGCGCTACTTGTAGCCACCCGCAAGCCCCTGTTTTTACTAGCGTTTTTCGACAGACGGACGGCCAATTACTAGTTCTTAAGAGGTCTAGTAATTGGCCGGTTTGGCGCCCGGTTTGGATGGGCTCAAACCGGGTCCAATCAGTTCGTGGCGCTGCGTTCGGCAACCGCTTCGAGCCGCCGGCAGGCGGTATCGAAGTGGCGCGGATCGGCCTCGATGCCGAGGTACGGAAGCCCGAGCTCGGCACAGGCCTCGCCGATCGGCGACGAGCCCATGAACGGGTCAAGGACCGGACCGTCGCTGATCGCGAGCAAGTCGCGCATCAGCGACACGGGCTTCGCCGCCATGTGCAGCTTCGCCTTGGGTACCGAAGCTCGGTAGGCGCCGGGCGCCACACGGCCAACCGATGCGCGGTGGCCGTTTGTGCCCCACACCAGGAACTCTGCCTGATTGCGGTACCGCCCGAGTTGGGGCCGGACTGCTTCGGTCTTGTCCCAGGGGACAATGCCCCGCCAGAGCAGGCCGGCGACCTGCATCGCGTCCGTCGTTACCGGCAGCTGACGCCAGTCGGTGAAGGCGGCCAGGATCGCGCCCGGGCGCATGCCGAGGCGGGCTCGGTGCATCCACAGGCCGGACCAGGCCAGGAACGAGCGCTGATCGCGGTTGTCGCCGACGAACTCGGCCTGGAGGTGCCGGTACTCGCTCGACTGGTACTTCTGGCTCGGCGCGCGAATGCGGTCGCCGGCATGCAGGCCGCCGCTCGAATAGGGCGGGTCGGTGAGCACGCCGCCGATCGAGCCGGGCACGAGGGCCCCGAGCACGTCGAACAAGCTGTCCGCTCGGATCAGCGTCGCCGATCCGATCTGGACGGTCTCCGGGAAGGAGAAACGCAAGACCCCGCACCGATCGCTCGATGCGGGGTCTGCGGGCGCGCCGGGAGCTGGCGCGGCACGGTGTGGCGGCTGTGTTGCCGCCTCGGAATGGTGTTCGGGCATAACCTGATGCAGGGTGCCCCGGCGCCTGC